CTATCTGAAGAAGATTTAGCGATGTTAATTGAATCAGGGGGAATAGAAAGTTTATTACCTCAAATGGCCGCAGACGGTGGGCCGGTAGGTACGCCGAACGATGTTTATTATTTTGGTGTCCCGCAAATTATGGGGATGATGCAAGACCCCGATCCGCAAATCCAACAAGTCGGTATGCAACTCGCTGGTCAAATGGAGGCGATGCCCGATGCGGGGATGGTGCCAGCTACTCAAGATCAAATACGCACGATGGCTTACGGTGGAGCAATATCCGAGGAACGTCTTAATAATCAAAGACTCCGTTGACCACTCCACTTGATCAATTAAAAAGTGTAGACCTTTCGCATCTATCTAAATCAGAAGCGAAAGAATTTACGCTTCTTTTAGAAGAATTAGAAAAGCGTGAAAAACGTGAAAGTTCGATGGCGTCGTTTTACGATTTCGTTAAAACGATATGGCCAGAGTTTATCGCGGGTGCCCATCATAAAAAGATGGCTGAAGCATTTGATAAAATCGCGAACGGTGAATCTAAACGGCTTATTATTAATATGCCGCCTCGTCATACGAAATCTGAATTCGCTTCGTACTTATTCCCTGCATACTTATTAGGTAAAAGACCTAAGCTCAAAATTATTGAAGCTACGCATACCGCTGACTTAGCGATTAATTTCGGTCGTAGAGTTCGTGACTTAATTGAAAGTGACGATTACGCAGAGATTTTTCCTGCTACCCAATTAAAAGCCGACTCCCGTAGCGCGGGTAAATGGACGACATCGCAAGGCGGTGAATATTATGCGGCGGGTATTGGTGGTGCGTTAGCGGGTCGTGGTGCTGATTTGTTTATTATTGACGATCCTCATTCGGAACAAGATGCGTTTTCTGATAAAGCGTTAGAAGAAGCGTACGAATGGTATCAAACTGGGCCTCGTCAGCGCCTACAACCAGGAGGTGCGATCGTTATCGTAATGACTCGTTGGTCTAAAAAAGACGTAACGGGTAAATTGATTAAGAAAATGACTCAGGAAAAAGGTGGGGATGAATGGGAACTAATAGAGTTCCCTGCGATATTACCGTCAGGTAAATCGTTATGGCCTGAGTTTTGGTCGTTAGAAGAATTAGAACGTACGAAAGCAGCAATCCCTCCGTCGAAATGGGCAGCGCAATATATGCAGCGGCCTACAGGCGAAGGTATTTCGATAATACCGAAAGAGTGGATTAAGTTTTGGCCGTCTGACGACCCGCCGACATGCGATTATTTAATCCAAAGTTTCGATACGGCGTTTTTAAAATCCGAAAGAGCTGACTATACGGCGATAACGACGTGGGGCGTGTTTTATCCCGAAGGTAAAATAGGGGATGAACACTATAGCGGAGCGGATGCCCATATTCTTTTATTAGATTGCGTTAAAGAACGGTTAGATTTCCCTGAACTTAAACGCGAAGCCGCCCGATTGTACGAATATTGGGAACCTGATAGCGTAATTATCGAAACGAAAGCGTCAGGTATCCCGCTAACCCAAGAATTACGGCGTCAAGGTATCCCTATAAACACCTTTTCACCGAGCAAAGGGCAAGATAAGATCGCGAGGTTAAACGCAGTCAGCGGTATTTTCCAAGAAGGGCGCGTTTGGGTGCCAGAAACGAATTGGGGGCAAGAATTAGTCGATGAAATCGTAGATTTTCCTAACGGAGAAAACGACGATTGCGTAGATGCGACGACTTTAGCCTTACATCGCTTTAGACAAGGCGGTTTTTTACGTTTAGATGGCGATTATAGCGACGAAGAGAGTATTATCCGAAAATACGGGCATATTACTAATTTACCGTTGTAAAAAACTAGAGTAGGGTAGCGTTCCATGGCTGAAGTGCAATTCCCAGAGGATTTAGAGGGCGAAGAACGGGTAGAAATCCTGTTTGACGAGGAAGATAACCTCATTGACCCTTCGATGTTAGAAATGGAAGTAGATATTCCATTCGAAGAAAACCTCGCCGAGTATTAGACCCCGCTACACTTAACGAAATCTCTTCTGAGCTATTAAGTTCGTATCAAGACGATGTCGATAGCCGAGAAAACTGGTACGAAACTTTCCGAGACGGTTTAGAACTACTAGGTATCGAAAATGATCCTCGTAGTGAACCGTTCGAAGGCGCTAGTGGTGTATACCACCCGCTTTTAGCAGAAGCAGCTACTCATTTCCAAGCCCAAGCATATAAAGAACTTCTACCGGCTAACGGCCCAGTAGATACGAAAATTATGGGCGCGTCTAACGATCCGAAAGCGATGCAAGCTAATCGCGTTAAAGATTTTATGAACTTCCAGCTTATGTACAAGATGGAAGAATACGATCCAGAAATGGATCAGATGTTGTTTTACTTACCGCTTGCAGGTTCTTCGTTTAAGAAATGTTATTACGATCCAACGATGGGTCGTGTCGTTTCTAGGTTTATTAAAGCAGAAGATTTAGTCGTCCCGTATACCGCGACAGATTTACATACGTCACCTCGTATTACGCATCGTATGACGATGACGGAAAACGATCTCCGTAAGTTACAACTCAGTGGATTTTATACTGACGAAGAAATGAGTCGTCCTTCGTACTCCGAACAAGAAGATCCAGTTCAACAAAAGATAGACGAAATAGACGGCGTATCAAGAACAGGCCGACAAGCTGATTATACGTTACTTGAGTTCCACGCTGAATTAGATATCGAAGGTTTCGAACATACGGATAAAAACGGAGAAGCTACAGGGTTAGCAATCCCTTACATTATTACGATATGTAAAGATAATAACCGTGTTTTATCTGTTCGTAGGAACTATGTAGAAAACGATCCGATGCGTAAAAAGATTGAATACTTTACGCATTACAAGTTTCTTCCAGGATTAGGTTTTTACGGTTTCGGGCTAATCCATATGATTGGCGGCGTTACGAAATCAGCGACCGCAATCCTCAGACAACTTATTGACGCAGGTACGTTAGCGAACTTACCCGCTGGATTTAAAGCACGTGGATTAAATATCCAACGGTCTGATGATCCCGTACAACCAGGAGAGTGGCGTGACGTCGATACTCCTGGAGGTACAATCCGCGATGCATTTATGCCGTTACCGTTTAAAGAACCAAGTCCTGCGTTAGCGCAGTTGATGGGTGTTTTAGTAGAATCCGGACAGCGGTTTGCTGCTGTTATGGATAACCAGACAGGGGACGCTAATTCCAACGCTCCTGTAGGTACGACTGTTGCGTTGCTAGAAAAAGGTCAGAAAGTAATTTCTGCGATTCATAAGCGTTTGCATTATGCGCAACGTAGTGAATTTAAAATCCTTAAAAGATTATTCGGCGAATATTTACCGCCTGAATATCCGTATCAAGTACAAGGTGGACAACAAACGGTATTCGCTACCGATTTTGATAATAGCGTAGACGTTATCCCTGTTTGTGATCCAAATATTTTTAGTACGACGCAACGTATTATTTTGGCACAGACCCAGCTTCAGATGGCGCAGAGTGCGCCGCAGATCCATAATATGAAAGAAGCGTTCCGCAAGATGTATATCGCGCTGAACATTAAAGATATCGACGATATCTTGCTACCAGATATGGCTCCTGCTCCGAAAGATCCCGTCCAAGAAAATATGGACGCATTGTTAGGAGCGCCGTTACAAGCGTTCCCGCAACAAAATCATGATGCCCATATACAAGCACATATGGCATTTATGCAAAATCCTCAAGTCCAACAAAATCCAGCAGCTATGGCTGCATTACAAGCGCATATTCAACAGCATCAAGCTCTGAAGTATCGTTTACAAGTTATGGAAATGTTGGCGCAACAAGGTATGCAATTACCTCAAATTGGCCCAGATGGTCAAATGCCTCAGCTTCCTCCCGAGATAGAAAGCGAAATAGCAATAGCTGCTGCACAAGCTACGCAACAAATTACAGGCCAAGAACAAGCCTTGGCACAAGCGATGGCGGCTCAGCAACAAGATCCTCAAATGCAGATGTTCCAAGAACAAATGCAACTCGAATTCGAAAAGCTCGCGCAGCGTGATAGAGAGTCTCAACGTAGAGCCGAAGTCGAAAGAGAACGTATGGAATCTCAAGAACAGCAAACGGATATCCGAGTAGCTTCTGACTTACAACAAGCAGAAATGCGCGACGATAGAGACGTTGATGCTAACTTAACAGATATTGCAAGAATCGTAAGAGAGTCTCGGGAACAGGAATAAGTGTCTCATTTAATAAGTAATATCCCGCATTTTAATTGCTGGGTACGAAGAGAATATACACATAATCATCTTGGCTATCACGGAGAGTATTTACATGCAATCGCTATTGCGGTAAATACCATCCCAGATAGGTGTTTATCTTTCCAAATCGTATTTACAGGATACGAATGGGATGAAGAAGAGGGTGCAGAAAATGTTCACGGTGGAGCAATGTGGGCAAGAATGCCGATAACTGCACTAATAGCAGATACTGCAAACGAAGATATGCCCGAGGGTATGGCGACACATTTAGCGCAACCTTGGGATTGTAGCTCTCGAGACCATGAAGTAATTGTTATGGATCGTGTATCTTCTAGTCCTTGGATATGTAAGATAGATAACGAGTTCCATACAGGAAAGTATTTATTTACTGTGGATTACACAGGAAATGATATAGCTGATGATCCTGCGCAACATAAGCAGAGTCATGTAATACAGCTAACAGATGCTGGGAAATGGACAGGTAATATTGTAGCGTTACCTAATAATCGTGTAAGAGCGACTAATCCAGCATTATGGGAAACAGGTTCTGGAGCACCAGACTTTTATCCTAGTCAGCACGCACACAGTGCGGAAATAGACGATAGCTACATGGATCCGAACATCACGTTCAACAACTTGTACGCCGAAGGAGATTAAAATGCCAGGACGCAAAACGAACAAAAAGATGCCTAAGAAAATGGGCATGGGTGGTAAAAGCGCCAAGAAAATGCCTAGAATGATGAAAAAAGGCGGTAAGGCGGGGAGCAAAAAGAAGTGAGAAACCTTAGATCAACGGAGATGCCTTATCCGTCCCCTAAGACTCAAAAATCAGGAGTCCAACCGTCAATCCCAGAACCTTCGAACGAAGGTTTTGCGAAAGCTACGATGCTGGCAGAAAAAACTATTAGCATTCCTGGGAAAAAAGTAAAGACGAAAGGAACGGGTGCAGCTACTAAAGGATTAGATTTTACTAGCTACGTCAACTAATGGACTTTTTAAAATATTCGGAGTATTTACTCCGCAAGCTGCGCGAGAGGCAAGATGATCTCGCGCAGACTCTCGCCACTGGTGGCGCACAAGACTTTGTTCAGTACCAACGTATTGTTGGGGAGATCTCAGGGCTTAACTTCGCTGAACAAGAAATAACTGCCCTGCATGGAAGGTTAGAAGATGTCGAAGACGACTAATGAGGGGGCGACCCCTGACCGTGTTCTAAATTTTGGATCTGATACGCCGTTAGATCCTCCGAAAGAAGTTATTACTCCTGAAAATTTAGAAAGCCACGCTGATAAACTACCAAACCCTACGGGGTATAGGTTACTTATCCTCCCGTTTTCTCCTCCTGAGAAAACAAAAGGCGGCATTGTTCTCGCTAAACAAACTTTAGATAAAGAGCGTATAGCTACTGTTGTAGGGCTAGTTGTAAGAAAAGGCCCAGACGCATATTCCGACCGTGATAAATTTCCAGACGGCTCTTGGTGCGAAGAGGGTGATTGGGTAATTTTTGGTCGCTATGCAGGAGCTAGATTTAATATCGACGGAGGCGATATGCGCCTTCTAAACGATGACGAGATTTTAGCTACTGTAAATAACCCAGAAGACATTCTGCAATAAGGTGAGATAAATGGCTGAGTCCCAAGATATTGAGCTTATTCTTCCTGACGAAGAAGTAGATCCTCGTGCGGCTGACGTAATACAAGAAAGCGGCGGCGATTTTAATAGTTCTGAAGTAGCTGATCCTCAAAACGAAGAACTAGAGGAATATAGTGATGGCGTTAAAAAACGTATAGATAAACTTACTTATCGTATGCGAGAAGCTGAACGCCAAAAAGAAGAAGCGATTGAGTTTGCTAAGAAAATTTCTGAGCAAAACAATCAGCTCCAAACAAAATTAAAGTCTTCAGATTCAACACTTGTTAATGAATATCAACAACGTATTGAGTCTGATAAAGAACGTGCAAGACGTGCTTTAAAAGAAGCGCAAGAACTTGGTGATGCGGAAGCGATTGCATTAGCTACTGAGGCGGTTGCTAAAACTTCTTATGAAGCGCAAAATGCCGAGCGTTTGGTAGCAAGACAAAAACAAACGGCAGAACAAGAAGTTGTTACGCCTGAGCTACCTCAAGGGCGAAATGTACAACCAGCTGCTCCCGACCCACAAGCTGAAGCATGGGCAGAGAAAAACAGTTGGTTTGGTGAAGACACTGGTATGACATATGCTGCTATGGGTGTTCATCAACAATTAATTAAAGAGGGCGTAGTCCCTAGCTCTAAACATTATTACGAAAGAGTTGACGCAGAAATGCGAGAACTTTTTCCACAGAAATTTGTCGGTGAGACAAAGAACGTGCAATCTGCCGTAGCAGGAGCCAGCCGAGGTGTTGGTTCTGTTAAAAAAGGTGCACGCAGTGTGAAACTCACACCTTCACAGATAGCGATAGCTAAAAGAATAGGTGTGCCTCTAGAAGAGTACGCAAAATACGTTTAGGAGATGAAAATGACAGATCGTACCTCCAGATCTGCTGAAACTCGAGCTAAAACTGCTCGCCGTAAACCATGGCAACCGCCATCTATGTTAGACGCTCCTGAAGCTCCTCCTGGATATAAACACAGGTGGGTACGTGCAGAAGTCCGTGGGCACGATGACAAAGCGAATATGTCAAAACGTATTCGTGAAGGATTCGAGCCAGTAAGAGCAGAAGATCATCCTGAGTTCGATGCTCCTACGATTGAGGACGGTAAACACGCTGGCGTAATAGGTGTTGGTGGCTTGATCCTCGCAAAAATTCCTGAAGAGACCGTCGAAGANCGTAATGATTATTTCCACGGAAAGACAGCAGAACAACTTCAAGGTGTNGACAACGATTTGATGCGAGAAGCTGATCCAAGAATGCCGCTACGANAAAGCGACATGAGGAGAAGCACCAAAGTGGAATTCGGTAGTCGAAANCCGNCTGCTGATTAAGTTATCATTTTCCTTAGAGGATTAAATCATGGCTAATACTGACGCCCCTAACGGGTTCACCCCAGCCTACCACCTTTATGGTGGAACGATCCGTCCTCAGAAGTTGCGTATTGCAAGTGCGACTAACGCCTCCATTTTTACTGGAGACGTAGTTAACCTATCTTCTGGGTACGTCATCCAAGGCACCGCTACAGGAACTCCTGCTGGAGTTTTTGCTGGCGTTTTCTACACCGCGACAGACGGTACACCTACATACTCTAATATGTGGACAGCAGACCTAGCTACGCTAGGCAGTGCTGATGCAGAAGCGTATGTGTATACCGATCCTGCGATCGTGTACGAAGCACAATTTACAGCGGGTACTCCTGCCGTAAGTTTTATTGGCGCTAAATATACGATTACCACAACCGCTGGCAGCACTAACAATGGTCGATCCAAAGAAGGTGTAACAGCGACAACAAGTAGCGGAATAGCGTTGTTGAATAGGTTCGTAGATTCTCCAAGCAATAGCATCGGTGCTAATGCTCGCGGGTATTTTTCGTTCCCAACTAACGTCTTTGCGGTATAGGAGAGTAACTAATGGCTATTAATAGAGCACAA